TCATTTCTTCGACTCCTTTTTAGCAAACGGTAAAAAATACGGACGACAAAGAGTCAGAAAATTTTCATTCCAAAAAAGCGTAACGTCTTCTATTTTAAATAATTCTGCGGCCTTATTTATTTGCCATAATTTAACTGATCGGTCTTTTTTTACATGGGCCGTGTATGCCTCGTGCAAAGTTGATATGTTCTTCCCATTACTAAAAATTGTACCAAGAACGCTCAGCTCGATTCCATAGTCTTTGTGGAGAGAGTTTATATTGGATTTGAATTGTTCTATGTCTATCATTTTAGTAGAGATTATAAGATTCTCCTTTGTATTCGCTGAAAAAATTTTGTGCGTGTTCTGGCATTTTTCGCCACTTTTGAGCATCGTTAAAGTCTTTGTCGCAATTTTGCATATCGTACTTCACGGCCTTTGTTATCAATGCCCGAAATTCTTCTGCTGGAATTTCCATTGAAACAAGCCCCGACTTGTCTTTTATGTCTTTGAGTATCGACCCGAGATCGAATTGTATTATGTTTTCTGCTTTATTGATTACCGTCTCGCTCATAGTTCCTATGTCCTTATTTGATTATTGGCTAAAAGCCTCTTTGTTTCCGTATAACTTTGAAAATTCTCCCATTTCTTGCATCCAAGAAATTGTTCCGCCAGTATTGGCTGGGCTTTTTGTAAAAGATACAATATATCCTTTTTTTACGGCGTCTGACGAGTAGTTATTTTTTGATAAGTCAGTAAATGCTTCTTTTGTTGAAAATACGTTTATTTTCATGGTTCGGTCTTTTTTTGATAAAAGGTTTAATACGGAAAATATTTTTTCTTTTGTTGGGGCCTCAATTAGTATCTCAAATCCGGTTGAAGTTGTCTGATTCTTTCTTCCGCTTGAAAACTCCCCGGGCTTCCATGAATTTAAAGTTTTGTATTTTTCCAGTTCGACTTGCTTGGCTTTTTCAATTTCTATAATTCTTTTTTTCTCTAAAATCTTTTCTCGCTCTTCTTTTGGAAGTGCTTCAAATTTCGCCTTTTCTTCGGATTCTTTTTTAGCCTTTTTTTCTGCTATTTGTTTTTCCAAAACTTCAACCGATGGCAAATTATTTACAGTTGTGCTTGGTGGTCGACTTTCTGTTGAAGAAAAAATAATTCCAACAGCCATCAGCAAGATACACGCAATTGCCTTGTGTTTTGTGTTTATCTTTCTTCGATATTCTTCTATTTGTGGAACTGATTTTGTATTTATTGGTGCAATAATTAGACCAATCAGCAAAAGACATAGTCCATAAATTAAATCGAGATTGAAAATCGTTCCGATTCCTCCGATTATAAAAAATACCCCAAAAATCCACGCTAAAATATTTCGAACTGTTTTCATTACTTATTACTTAAAAAATACTTCATCGCTTGATCTCTAATTATTGGATCCTGAATATCTAAAATTTTTTCAAATTCAGATTTTTCTGATTGGTTATTCATTGTGTTGTTTTGACCGCCTGACATAACATTTCCATTTACTCCCTGAATAATTGTTCGAGCGGAAGCCTTTTTGTCTTCATTTAAAATTGAAGCATCTCCTCTTCTAAGCTTTTCAAATGAAACTCCAAAAAGTCCTGCAAACATTAGTAGGTGTTCGGTTTTTAGGGTCTCCATTGCAGTCTTTGCTTTTCGGTGTTTATTTTGGCGATTTGTTGTTTTTTCGGCTCCCAAGAGTTCTCCAAGTTGCTCGAAACTTGTAATTCCATCTCGATTCATAAGAGAACTCAAAATAAACTGAATTTTGCTTTTTAGGTCTTCGTTCATCATTTTTATTGATACTGTCTTTGTTTATCATAAAGTTTGACAACGGTCAAATACGTTTTTCTACACAATTATGTATACAATGTACGAAAAAGTATGAAAAAGTATTGACCATGTATTCATTTTTGTATACAATGAATTCAGAAATAAATACTTAAAACAAAAAAAGCAATGAAAACAGTTGGAATTCGATTAAGTGAAGATCAAGTAAATTTGATTGATGAATTAAGAGGGAAATGGAATTCAAGATCAGGGTTTGTAAAGGGGTGTATTGATTACTATCTCACAGCTAAAGAATTAGAAAAAGAAAAACATGAAGAAACGAAAAAAAATTGAGACACGAATGGTTGACCAAGTGGTGTTTCGGGGAAGCAAGATGGTAAGAACTCAAAAAGTTGAAGTCGAATATTGCCCAGACAGATCACGATCATTACTGGGCGAAATATTCACAAGATTACAAGAGAATAACCAAATAGCAAAATGTATGAATTAAACGAAAGACTCGAAGACCACTTCACAGAAGAAGAACTTCAACACCAAGAAGATTGTCGCGAGGCAGAGCTTGAAATGAGGTATATGCACGCATAGTTTATTCATTTGTAGCCTTACGAGGTTATAATGAGCAAATTAGCCTGATGGGCGTTTGGATCAGAAAAGATATTTTACAATTCGACCGAAAGAAAAAAGGTTCTTTCAATTCAGTAGTGGCGGAATTGGTTATACGCACAATCAAAAAGTGATTGTTCAGGGCGATATCCCTATAAAGTAACGTTAGACGTAACGAGAAATTGATAATGAAATGCAGGTTCAAGTCCTGCCTACTGAGTTGAGAGAACCAAAAACGCTTTCGGGTGTGCCAACACCAACGATTTTTTCATGATAAAAAAGGTGTGTTTGTTAAAAATTTTGAAAACTCTAAAAACAAAAATTTAAGACAGACACTAAAAAATATAAAAAGTTGGCACGCCTGAGAGCGTTAAAACTCTTTGTTCTTTGAGATTTCACAAGAAATTTTGATGAATTTATTTCTAGCCTGAGCATGCGATAACTGCTCAAAAGTTTTTTCACTCAGCCTTTGGGTTGGAATGAGGAAACTCAAAATATTTATTAATCCTATTTATCATGGATACACAAAAAATCGGTTTCGATTCCACGCCAATTCGTGGAAATGAAGTTAAAAAAGAAAAATTTAACTTCAAAAAATTATTAAGTTTTAAAAAACCAACAGTAAACAAGATTGGAGTCTGTACTGCTGGTTTGGTTTTAGTTTCGATACTCGGAGGTGTCGGCACGCATTTGTACTTTAGTCCGGAATATCAATTCGCTCGGACAAGCGAACTTCTAAATTCTAGCGTAAAACAATACGCAAAACAAGAGAAAGCATTGAAAAAACAAGGATCAGAAGTTCAAAAAAGACATGAAGCACACGAAAAAGCGAAAAAAAATCTAGCAATTCAGGATAAAAACATTGCAAACAAAGAGTTGGGAAAAATTGAAAAAAAATACGTTCAAAATGGCGGAGATTATCCGGCACAAGGAACTGAGTTAAAAACAGAAATTAAACGGTTGCAAAACATTATTGACGGTCACGAAGTAAAGGAATTGGCGTTGATAATTTCTACGGATCAGCCCCAAGAGTAAATGTAGAAAGTGCGTTTGAATTTATCGCGAAAAAAGAAAAGTTTCGAGCTGAATGTTATTTGGATGGTGGCGGATATTCGCAAGGGTATGGCCACAAATGCCATGGCGGAAAAGTTACGAAAGCGGAATCAAAAGCGTTCGTAATTACAGACTTAAAACGATTGCAAAACGTCATTCCGAAATTTAGAGAATGCCGACAAATCGGGGTGTTATCTTTTTTATATAACCATCCTGATTACCAAAAATATTGGATCAATCTAATAAACAAAGATTTCAATTTATTTTTTCAAAAATGGAAGAAAAAATCTGAAACTTTTATTTGGCAGAATCGGTTCAATGACGTGACAAAAAAATGGGAAAAAGTCCGAATGGGTGGTTTGACTACTCGGCGGCAAGAAGAAATTAATTTATGTAAACATGGATGAACGATTTCAGGAGGCATGTGACCGACAAGGATATTTATATATGTGTCAATGGTCGAAAAAACGCCCAACAAAAGAGGGGTTAAAAATATTTATTTTAAATAAGCGAAAAGAAAATGAACGATGTAAAAACAGTAACGAAGAATACAAAAAAAGACACGCTCAAAGAATTTATGAATGCACCGAGCATTCAAACTCAACTCAAGGAGTTATTAGGAAGAAATTCTAGTGCATTTACGACCTCTATATTGCAAGTGGTTGCGAGTAATTCATTGTTGGCAAAGGCAAGTAATGCCTCGGTTTATGGGGCGGTATTAACAGCCGCAACCATGAATTTGCCGATTAATCAAAATTTAGGATTTGCCTATATTGTTCCATACAATCGAAGCTATGTGGATGACAAAGGGAAGTGGCAAAAGACAACCGAAGCCCAGTTTCAGATGGGATGGAGGGGGTTTGTTCAGTTGGCACAGCGAACTGGGAAATTTCAGACTATTAACACAACTGAAATTTACGAAAACCAATTCCTTGGTATGGATATTCGAACTGGTGACGTTGAAATTTCAAATGAGCCAGCGGGTGGAGGAGTTGTTGGCTATATGGCTTATTTTAAATTGTTGAACGGATTTGAAAAAACGCTTTATATGACAAACGCAGAAATGGAAAAGCACGCCAAAAAATACTCTCAGACGTATAGTAAAAACAAGGGTGTTTGGGCAGACGGAGTTGATGGATTTAATTCAATGGCCAGAAAAACAGTTTTAAAATTATTGCTTCAGCGATACGCACCACTTTCTATCGAAATGGAAAAGGCAGTTGAATTTGATCAAGCGGTCACAACGGACGGAGAAACTATTGAATATCCAGACAATGACGAACCAGAAATTTTAACTGGAGACGAAGCGAAGGCGGAATTGAGAAAACAAAAAAACGTAGCCCCTGAGATGCCATAATGAATCAATATAAAAATTTGGATTCGGCACAAATGGAGGAGTTACTGAGTAACTATCTAATAAATAGTTGGAGTTATTCGGGGGTTTCTACTTTTTCTAGAAATGAGCAAGATTTTGAACGAAAATATATTTGGAGAGAGCGAGATAAGCGTGGGGCTTCGTCGGTAGGCGGGAATGCTTACCACGAAGCACTTGAGGAATATTTTAAAAATTTTTCAGGAGAAAGATTGGATATTGTCGACTGTCAATCGATCGCATTTAATTACATCGACGAGGTTCCAGCCAATAAATGGAAGTTACAAAAAACAGTTCCAACGATTGAGGATTGCAAAAAAAAGGCAAACAAAATTGCGGTTGGATGTTTGGAAAATTTTTTCAAAGAAATTTCAGTTTATATTGATGATATTGATGAAGTTTTGGGGGTTGAAATTTATGTTGATGAATTTTTAACCATAAACGGAGTAGACATTCCGTTGCCATGTCATGGGAAAATAGATTTGGTTGTTCGTTTAAAAGATGGGCAAATTATCGTCATCGATCACAAATCTAAAATGAGACATTCGGATGAGGCCGAAGCGGCAATGGTGATTGGAAAACAAGCGATTACCTATTGTAAAGCGTATGAATCAAAAACTGGTGAAAAAGTTGATCAAGTTTGGTTTATGGAAAATAAATATTCAAAAAATAGAGACGAGTCACCGCAATTAAATGCAATAAAAGTTGTAATGGATGGTGACACGCGAAAATTATATGAAGCATTGTTATACGAACCATTAAAACGAATGATTTCTGCCGTTTCTGACCCAGATTATGTTTATTTGATAAACGAGTCAGACAATTTTGTTGATAGGGCTGAGATGTTTGATTTTTGGGCAAAAAAACAGATCGCAGAAATTGATGAATTTGATATTCCAGAAAATAAAAAAGACCTCATGCAAAAGCGATTGAAAAAAATTCGTGACGCATCAGTTGGATCAATCAATCCAAGTATTATTAAAAATTTCAAAAAGAATGCTTCGGCATTTATTACGTACGATTTATCAAATAAAAACATGAGTAATTCAGAAAAAATAGAACATCGACTACGGTCATTTAAAATTCCGGCAGAAATTGAAAAGAAATTTGAAGGATTTTCAAGTGATACTTATTTATTAGAAATTTCAGCAGGAACATCATTTAAAAGTGTATACAAACACCGATTAGACATTGCAAACGCTTTGGGAGTAGAAAGTGTGAGAATGCCTCAGAATTTATTTAAATATGGCGACAAATCGTATTTTGTAATTGAGGCCGCAAAAAAAAGAACAAAAGAATTATTATTTGATCCATCTTTTCAAGAAGGTTCAAAAATTCCAGTTGGAGTAAACAATTTTGCCGAAACTGTTTTTTGGGATTTAGACAATGCCGCAACTACTCACGCATTAGTTTGTGGGGCGACTGGTTCGGGAAAATCTGTCTGGTTAAAATCAACGATTGAATATGCAAAATTAGCAGGTGTAGAAAATTTTGTAATCTTTGATCCTAAGTTTGATAAAAGATTACAGGCGTACAAAAAGGAGTCTAATTTTGAGGTTTACAACACGATTGAGGAATGTGAAATCAAGTTGGAAGAGTTAGTCACAGAAATGAATCATCGAGTTAAAAATGGAATTGTTAAAAAAACCATGATAATTTTTGATGAATACGCTGATGCAATTGAAAGTTGCAGAACCGGAAACGCTTTAAAGAATTACGAAATGCAGTGCGTTGGAAGTTTTGCAAATGGGAGTCCAAAAATGAAGCAGGTTCACACTTCAACGGACAAATCGCTTCCGGAAAATTTAAAACTATTACTACAAAAAAGTCGTTCATGTGGAATGCGAATTATCGCGGCTACTCAGCGAGCTTCTACGGAAACTATAAAAGGAGATGTAAAAGTAAATTTGGCTGTAAAAATCTGCCTATACGTTCCAAAGGAAACGGATTCGCGAGTTGTTCTCGATGAGTCTGGTGCGGAGCTTTTAAGCGGTGACGGAGACGGTTTAATGAGTTCTCCTGAGTATCCGAGCTTGATGAGATTTCAAGGATTTTACATCGAATAAAAATTTAATTCCCTCGATTTCGGGGGAGTTGTATTTCTTAAAAAACAAAAATTAAAATGAGTGAAAAAATTACGGTTACACAATTTACGCTAGACGCTTTGGAAGTGCGTTCAATGACAAATATTGAACTTCGAAAATTAGCAGAAAAAGTTTTTGAAATGAGTGGTTGGACTGGTGACATGAAGTCATCTAAAAAGGAGAGTATTCGAAAGAATTGGAGCACGATGATAAAAAACGGATTAATTACTCGGGAATTTGTTGAAAGGCGAGGAGGTCGAAAAATCAATCGATACACGAAAGTAAAAAACATTTCATCACCTTCGGTTAAATAATGGCAACGAAAAGATACATATCGACATCGTTGTGGACAGATGATTATATCGAAGATTTGGAGCCAGAAGCGAAATTGTTGTTTATTTATCTTTTGACGAATCCACTTTGTAATATTGCTGGAATTTACCAGATAACAGAAAAGCGAATTTCGTATGAAACCGGAATCGAAAAAAAGGCTTTGATAGGCTATTTTAAAAAATTTATAGACGATAAAAAACTATTAAAATCTAATAATTGGATACTTTTAAACAATTTCGCAAAACATCAATCGATGAATCCGAAGGTAAAGACGGGAATGCAACGTATCATTGATGATTTGCCCGATGAAGTTAAAAATATCATAGGCTTTGATAGGCTATCGCACTTTACTTTACTTAACTTAACTTTACCTAACTTAACTTTACTTAACTCTAGCGAGAGAGAGAAAGTTTTAGAAAAAAACACACACGAGGAAATTTTAGAAAAAAGTTTAGACCAAGAAATTTTGGAATCGACAACTCAGCGATTTGGCGAGTTTGTTCGACTGTCGAATGAAAACAAAAACGATTTATTGCGGCGATGTGGTTCGCAAGAATTGTTTGATGAAATTATTGACGAGTTGAATATTGCAATTGGTCGAGCCTCAAAATCAGAAGTTGAAAGAAAATTTGAAAATCATTTTTATTCGTTTTTGGCGTTCTTGAAAACGAAAAAGAGAAATAAAAAGGTTCCGGCCGCGAAAAATTCGGTTCCGGTCGTGAAAAGCGAAACGCGGAAAAAATTTGAAAAATGGGTTTCTCAGGAAGATTGGGTGAATGATCCAGAAGTTTTGGCTACGAAAGTTTTTGCGGAATTTAAGGTCGGAATTATTGGTCGGTGTTTGCGAGACAATGCTTGCACGAGTTACAACGAATTTAAAAAATTGGCCGCTTACCACTCGTCAAAATGAGTAATTCGAAGTTGAAACGGATTCGAAAAGAATTGGCTCAGGCAAGATCTGGAAATAAATTTTTACAAAATAAATATCCAAATTGGGAAACTATTTCAAGCAACGAAGAGCTTTTGGCGGCCGCGGAATTACATCGATTGAAAATTCGGTCTAAATCCGAACGCGAAAACCAAGAACGTTTGGACGAGATAAAGAAAAAAATAAATCAGGATAAAAAATTTTTTTAAAAAACAAAGATGAAACAAATTTCAATAGATACGGCAATTACATTGTCCAAGAAAGAGCGAAAACGGCTAGTTTTGGCACGCTCAGAGTGTCGCAATATACTAACTCGACTATCTAATCATTCTATAATTTCAATGCCCTCTAAGCAGGTGTTTTTAGATTGCGGAACGAGAGTTAGTTTTCGAGATTACAACAGAAAAAAAATAACGGTTGAGCAAACCGAACAATTGCTAGCAGAACTTAAAATATTTTATAAATCATTTTTTTCATGAAAATTATTAAAAACATTATCAATTTTTTTTCACATCAAACAATTGAAACGATTGTAATTCCGGTCAATTTTTTAGAAGTAAGAAATCACGATCAAAATTGCGTAAAATGTAAACGAAAAATAAAAATCTGGGAAAGTGATTCTCCGATATGCAACAACAGAAATTGTGGAATCTACGGAGTGCTTCAAATCGGATACGCTCCGATGTTGAGAAAGCGACAAAAGCGTAATCCAGAGAGAGATGAATAAACCACTACAACTACGGCAAATGGTGCATGGTATAAATTACCCAGATGGAATAAATCTAGGGAAAGGGTGTGAGGTATTAAACGTATCAAGCTCAAAAATTTATATATTGGGAGAAAGTATCCAATTAACAGATTTGTTGATTAGTTTGGTTGAATTGGGAAAGCTTGGAAACCTAGGAAAACCACTTAAATACAACGACTTACTGCGAGCGATTGTTGAAAATGAAAAATACAACGCATCATTATGTTTAAATAGTGAAATATTAAGCGTAGAAGATAGAGAGCCTGTGGATTTTGAAAATATGTATAGTGAGGATTTTGTCTTAGACCTCACAAAAGACATAGAGAATCAAGAACCAGAAGTAATAGAAAAACTTATTAATTTATTAAAACCAACATAACAATGGATAACCAACCAACTTGCCCACATTGCGGACATACGCACACGGATTGGCACGAACTAGTTGACCATAAATCAATAGATTGCGAGGAATGCGGAAAGACATTCGGAATGGAAACATGCGTAGAGTATACATTTAATACTTGGATAATTTAAAACCAAATGACACAAAATAAAGAAACGGTAACGGCGAGTAAAATGAATTACTACATGGACGGAGACAAAATGTGTTGTGTGGAGAAAAACTTTGTAAATCTACAAGAATCCGTTGCTGGGTTTGGAGACACGAAAGAGGAAGCCTATCAAGACTATTTAAGACAAGTTAAAAATGGATAAAAAACCCTATGCTTTCGGAACAAAATTTTCAGTTAGAGAGCCTAATAAATATGAAAAATTCCCAGATGGATTTTCTGTTTACGAAAAAGGAAAAGATGGATTTAATAAAGACGACTTTGATTACTCTGCGGGAAAGATTCTTGGTGGAGATGTTGGAAGTAGGGGTGAACAGTATCAAGTAGTAATGTTATTTAGAAATAGCAGGCAAGATTGTAAAATTATTAGATTATCAAGAGAAGTTTTTGACGGACTTGTTGATTATGGAGTTATAACATTAGAACTTAAAAATGAAAACTAAACAGTTATTGGCTATCGAGAAGATGCAACAGATTTTACCAAGGCTTACTGATTGGGAAAACGGAGATGTTTTAATAGATGGATTAGGAGAAAAATATGTATATGTCGGTAAAAATAAGGCTTACTGCATAAAAAGCGGATTAATTGTTGATATAAATGTTAATTGGAACAAAGAATTAACACTTGGAGATGTATTGGAGTGCTTTAAGGAAACAATGTCTAGAAAAAATGACAACTCAGTTTTCAGTGAAGAATGTGAAAATCTTTGTATGAATTGGCTCTACAAAAAACCATTCCAAGAACAGAACGAAGAAACGAAAAACTATATTGCTAACTTAATTTTAGGATGATAAATGTGATTATGGCTGGCGACACAGAGATTGAATATTTTTTAGTAAATGGTTGGGAATTAATTGGTTCGGCTACGAATCCACATCCAGAACCATATATGTATTTTTTTATGCAAAAAAAACTAGAAAAAAAACTTTCTAAAAAAGAACGAAATGACCTTATTCGGAAGTCGAGAGAGTACATAAGAGATTAAAACTATTTACTAGCAAACAAACAGATGAATGAAGAATTAAACAGATGGTTTGGGTTATCAAGAGCTACTTTTTTGGTAATACCTAGAGTACTAACGCAGGAGATGCCGAGTGAATGGCAAAGCAAAATGGCTGAGTTATTGATAGAATATGATAAAACTTTTGATCAATCTAAAGCAGGATTGGGCGGAGTGGTGGTTAGGGCGGTTGATGACGAAAACAAGTTAATAAAAATGCCGACAGAATTATTGAATTACAGGCACCCAGATTACAAATTTATTAACAACTTAAAAAGATGAAAACAGACGAATACAACAACGAGTGGTTAGAACTTATTAAACTTTTAGAAATATGATAAAAAAATTGACGCAAGAATCCTTTGATCAACTGAAAAGTGGAATACACGTTTGCCCTATGAATATGAGATTCGTGGTAGGTAAAGAATATACATTTGAAAACCTGAGCGACAAGACAGAAAAAATAAAGGCAAAGTGTACGCAAGATTGCCCCTACGCACTATTGAAAACGAGTGGTTAGAACTTATTAATTTATAAAAACAACAAAATGAAGGTAATTAAAATGAATACACCAGATGGGCAATATACTTTGCCATTGATAAAAGTTGCAGAAAATAGAGCAGACTATTACGAAAAAGACAAAGAAAGTTCTGAATACAAAGCAGAGGTTGAATGGGTTTTAAATGACGATTTTGAGGCTATCGACTGGCTCTTAAATAATACTGATTACAAAGATTGGAAAGACGACATAACGAAACTAAATGGCGATGTGAAAGTTTTAGCCGATGATTTCTGGTGTAGTTCGGATGATTTTGAAATAGTGGAAATAGAGAATTAAAATTAACGAGTGGATAAACAATATTTTTTAAAGAAAAAACGATGATTAAAATAAGGGTAGAATTATCAGAAAATGTAACACATCTTTGTTTTGATTGCGGAAAGAAATTCGGAAAAACAACAAAAGGCTCTGTTACAACTTGCAATTTAAGAATTTGCCAAGTTTGTAAGAAAGAAAAAAGCGTTGCACCACGAAGATTTTTTAACATTTAAAGAAAAAACGAACACGAGAAAAACACACTATCCGAAAGGATGTATTATTTAACGAAAACAAAAGTCATGAAAAAACATAAAATGTTATTGGAATTGGTGGCAAAAAAAGAAACCGAAATGGGGGCGATACCAATTATGAAAAGTATCAAAACTATCAAAGATTTTGGAAAAATTGCAAAAAAACACGGATTTGATTGTTATGTGAAAGGAGTTCCTAAAGAAAATTTAGAATACGAGCCAACAGGAAAAACAATTGAGATAAAAACGGTTGAGGACATTGCAAAATTAACCGAAGAACAAATGCCGTTTTTTTTAGAAGATTTAAAAAACTGGTGCAACATTCATCGGAGTTATATGGTTTTAAATGAGTTGGGACTTGCAAAAGTTACTTCTCCAAAAGGCATGACTTGGATTGATTCAGGTTTGCACGAACAAGAAATAAATATTCAAACAACGGTATCAAATAAACTTTAAAACAAAAAATTATGAAAAAAACAGAAACGGTAGCAGAATTTAAAAAAGGCGACGAAGTTGAATACTGTTCGGCAATTTTGGATAACGGAAAAAAAATCGGTTGCAAAAAAACAACGGTAACAAGTGTTCCTTTTTGGTCTAAAGGCGGAGAGATGGTTTGTTTTATCTCTGGTCAAAGTGGGTACGTAGCAACTAGCCATTTATCGCATGAAAAATAAGGAAAAAGGCGTTGTGGGTGACATATTATCGGACGCATTGGAAAAAAAAGGTGTGAGAATTGTTTTTGGGCTCGAGGCTCAAGGTCACATTCCAACAATTAAAAGAATGTTAAAAGATTGGCGTGAGCGGGTTAAATTTGACCCACTTTATACTAATTGGTTTTGGGAAGATGTGGCAAAAGAAATTGGCTGGTCTCCATTTACGGCTTCGTTGAGTTATTTTGAATATTTAAGCAAAAAGAATGAAAAATAAAAACAACGATTTCAGCAAAGAAGAGGGACAAAGAAATTTAGAACGAGTGGGTAAGGAAACCGAAGCGAAATTAATGGCTAAATCTTTTAATCCGCAAAAAGACCCGTACCCGTATTGGTTTTCAAAGCGGTTGGGTCAATTTAGCTTCATAGGCTTGCAAGATTTTAAAAGAATAAGCCTAGAGGAAAAAGGAGTTAGTGTTTTGTTTCTCTATCCCCTTGGAGGTCATTCTTTGTCGCTGACAAATCCAGTCGAATCTTACGAACTAACCGACTACAAAAGAATGATTAAAGAATTTTCTAATAAATAAACTATGAGTGCTGGGTATGGAAACGAAAACATTGACGCGTGCATTTTTGACGTTGGGGTTTGTATGTTTTGCAAAGAAGACATATCAAATTTATTCGAAGAAAATTTTGATGATGGCATGTGCGATAAATGCGAAATAAAAAACAGGCTTAAAAATATAAATAATAAATAAACTATGAAAAAAATATTATTACTATCGGTATTGGCAATTTTAATTACTGGGTGTGAAGTATCGGTAAAAAATCCAGAAATGAGGAAAGAAAAAGAATTGATGTTTGAATCTGAAAATTGTAGGTATTATTGTTTGTCTAGGAACGGATTTGCAAATTGCAAAATAGCCGTATCGGAATGTGACAAAGGGTATTCGGGGGATACTTCCATTTCTTGGTAAAACGTAACGTATAAATAACAAACTTTAAAGATGGGGTATAGAAATTATATTGGGAAAATTTCTCAAACAAATTATGAAAAAATTAGAGACTTGTCTATTGAGGACTTATATAAATCCAAGGGCATTGATGTTGAAGACGATTATTTAAGTGCTAGAGATTTTCTGGACAAAGAATTGTACTGTTTTGGGAAGTATGTTGACTTGTTTGACGATAAATTATTCTCAGACTTCTTTTCTAAGAAAAAAACTGAAGATTATTACAATGAAGATGGCGAATTTAAGTTGGTCACCAAGGATTTCTTAAAAGCCGTAATTGATAGATATGCAGAAAAGATTAAAAACTACTATTTAGAGTTGAGTAAAGGGGTCATCCTTAGAGATGAACATGGATGGATTAATGGCGTTGATACCGAAAATAAAGAGGCAATAAAAAGAATACTTGGTCATTTTCGGGACATGAGTTCTGAATGGGGTTTGTTTGTTTTGGGCAGAGACTCCGTGCCTTATGATCTTGAGGAGGGGGATGCGATAACAAATAGTTGGAAATATGAATATGCCCAGTTTGAACTAGTTAGAATATACAAAACATTTGATTGGGACAATGATTTGCTTGTTTATTACGGATGGTAGATGACAAAAAATAAATAATCACTAATATATAAACGTATGGACTTCTTTCTTGCTTTTTATTGTTACTGGAACACTTGCCACACGGCTTACATGTACGAAACTGAATACATGGGCGAAAGCGAAGCACAGGTATTAGAAGTTGGTACATTTAGAACAGATAAGGGGTGCCAAGAAAAAGTGGGAGAAATTTTAGAAGCCGATACAGATGAAAGGTTTGCAGACGGCGATTGTGTTATTAATTAAGAAAAAGAATGCAGTTAATTCAGGAAATGGCTTCGGACATTGGGCATAAAATTTCAAAAAATTTTGATAAAAAGATTATAGAGGGGTTGAGCAGAAAGGGTTTTAAATTTAAATCAAAAAAAGAGTTGGAAGAATTTGCTAAAAAGAGAGTAACTCTGATGAGTGAGGGGTTTTCAACTATTTATTATGTAGACGAAATTCCTTTTTTTGTTCATAAGTTTCCACAAGGAATGACCTCTAAAACGGAAAAAGTAGGTAATAGTTATGTTTTAAATATTTCTCACGGAGAGTATTTGTTTATATAAAAAACTAGATTATCTACATAGAGAGTTAGGACAGGCTGAAAAGTCTGTCTTTTTTTGAACACTAAAATCGCTGTTATCCCGTTTTTGTTTGTGAAAAAATATCTACATGAACAAAAATAAAAAAACAAATTGGTCGAAAAAGTTTTTGAATGTCTCTCGTGGGGTGTATTTCTTGTGGGAGGTTTTCAAGGATTTTTTTAAATAAAAAAAACGCCCCGATGGACGCAGTCGTGGTTTGTAACTGACTTCGGGGCTGATAGCGATTGCTTCGTGAAAAGCGTTCCCATTCTGGCATATTACAAAACGTAAATCAAGAAAAATCTAATAAAATCCTGTATTGAGTTTGCAATATTACGAATTATTTTGCTATATTGAGAATAATTTAAACAGTTTTTCACGATGGGAGCCAAAAAAATATTAAAACCAAAACCAAAAGTTGTCGTAAAGAAAAAGGCGAAAAGAGTCTCAAGAACTAAGCGAACTTTGGAGGATAAAAAAAACGTAACCAAGAAGGGGGGGAAGACCGCAGGTCAACCAACAAAATATTCAGAAAAACTTATTACAAAGGTTGATGATTTTTTAAAGGAGTATGAAGATGAACGGTTTCAGTTGATAAAATCAGTAGGGGCGAGTAATTCTTATGAGAATAAAATAAAAGTAAAACTTCCGACGATTTATGCTTTTGCTAAATATTTAAAAGTTAGTCTTAGTTCTGTCGAAGAGTGGAGTGTTACTTATCCGAAATTCTCAAGGGCTTTGGAGAAAATAAAACATGAGCAGAAAAAACGATTGATTGAAAATGGATTAGCCGGAAGTTACAATGCGACGATTGCAAAATTATTGTTGTCGGCAAATCACGGAATGCACGAGACTCAGAAACTAGAGAATAAAGTGGAGGAGGTGAACGGTTTTGACTTTGAGGCAGGGTTTGATATGTCGAAAGAAATTATTCCTAAGGACGGGGAAAAATGGGCTTAAAAAAACTGTTTGAGTTTACGGTTGTTTTTTGGAAATTGTGGAAAGCAATTAATGCTAAAAATCCAGACGGCAGTCGTAAGTTTAGTGTAATTGTTTTAGAGGGGGGAAGTCGGAGTTCGAAAACTTTTTCAACTATTCAGGCGATATTGCTTTTGTGTTTGGGTGCAATGCGTGGAGTGTATAAATCTATTTTGATTTGTCGGAAAGATTCTCAGCGTGCGAGAGATACTGTTTGGGCTGATTTTATTAAGGCTTTGAAGTTCTATGGTCTATACAAAGATAAAAACGTTACAAAGCAACCAATGGGGGCCGTTTTGGGTGACTCAGAAATTAATTGTCGGGGGCTGTTGGATTACGAAAAAGTCGTTGGTGCTGAAACCGATATAACTTGGCTAAATGAGGCCAACCAAATTTCACAAGATGCGTTTGATGAATTGGAGCAACGGAATCGAGGGTTTATGATTTTAGATTATAACCCGAATTTTTTAGATGATCATTGGATTGTTACAAGTGTTTTAAAGCGTGATGATGTGGCATACATTCATTCGACGATGTTAGACAATCCTTTTTTGCCGAAAAAAATTATTGATAAAATTAAATCGTACGAACCAACGCCGGAGAACAAACGCAAAGGAACTGCGAACGCTTACAAGTGGAATGTTTACGGTTTGGGTATTCGTGGGACTCGTGAAGGATTGGTTTTTCCAGACTGGGAAGAATGCCCAGAAATTCCAGCCGGTGCAAAGCTTTTGGGGTATGGTCAGGATTACGGATTCACAAACGATCCAACAACTTGTGTGGCCGCTTACCGATACAATGGGGCGATTTATTTAGACGAAATATTTTACCGAAAAGGTATGTTAAATCGAGATATTGCAAAAGCAATGAAAGATGCTGGAATTGGGAAAAGAGATCGTGTCGTTGGAGATTCTGCCGAACCAAAAACTATTGAAGAAATTTATCAGTACGGATTCAATATCGAAGGAGTTGCGAAAGGAAAAGATTCGATAAACTACGGAATCGCATTGATGCAGGAATATAAAATTTTTGTAACTAAGCGGAGTACGAACTTGATTAAAGAGTTTAGGCAGTATTTGTATGCAAAAGATAAACACGGAAAGTCTCTTAATAAGCCGATTGATGCGTACAATCACCTGATAGATGCGGCCCGATACATAATCATGACTGTATTAAAAAAAGTGAAGAAAAAGAAAGGTTCGGTGCATTTTTAATTGCAAAGTGTTTTGTAATATGCCAGAATGGCGATGGATGAAAAAAAGTGGTTTGCTAGCCATTTTTTTTTATGATTATTCAAAAAAAGTCTATACGAAAGAGTTTAGGAGGATTTAACCATGTTTTTAAACGAAGAGGAGATAAAGATTTGTCAAAGGCTCATTCTGAGTCTGTTTGGGCTTATGCGGCCAGTCAAAAGATCGCTGAGGCGGTTGCTTCGGGTCGGTTGAAATTAATGCGTAGAGTTGGTGATGAAACCGCTGAGGTTTTCAATCATCCGGCTTTGGATTTGTTGAAATATCCAAATCGAGAAATGCAATTGCCGCAATTTAGCTTGTTTGAATTGTTGGTTTTGCATATGGAATATACCGGTGACGCATACTGGCGAATTATTGGAAATCACACAATCGTTCCATTGATGCCGAGCAATATTGAAATTGTTAAAAGTGCTGATTCTTTTATTAAGGAATATAAATATTCAACTGATACCGGAGAGATAACTATTCCGCGTGAAGAGATTGTTCACTTTCGTAAAATGAATCCGGTTGATCTGGTGAATGGACAAGGAACGATGACAGTTGTTGACACTGCCGATCAAGTAGACAGAGAGGCTGATCGACACAATGCTACGTTGTTAAAAAATAACGGGGTACCTCCGGTTATTATCAAAGGAAAAGGTGTTGACGATGACCCAGATGCAGAGGATTTGGAGAAAGATCCAGACGCAAAAGGTTTGTGGACTCGATTTGTTGAAGGATGGAAAAAGAAATTCGGATCAGGAAAAAAAACAGATCCAGTAGGGTTTTTAAATACAGATCAAGAACTTGAAATCTTACGATTAGGTTTGAGTAATCAGGATATGGCGTTTAGCGATCTAACAAAAGACGCTAAGGCTAAAATTTTAGCGGCCTTTGGGGTTCCGGTTGAATTGTTGGGGCAGTTGGGAAATTCAAATCTTGCGAGTGCTAAGGTTGCAGAATATTTGTTTGCTAAATACACGGTTAAATCTCGAATGAGACGTATTTCTGATACGTTGAATTATTGTTTTTTGCCGCTATTTAAGGGTAAGACGGATGTTTACTTTGAATTTGCAGATCCAACGCCGTCAGATCAAGAGTTTAAATTAAAAAAACGTGAATCTGATTCTAAGATAGGAGTTCGGACCATTAATGAAATGCGAGCAGAAGATGGACTTGATCCAGTTGAAGGTGGAGACGTTATTCGTTTGCCGTTCAATTTGACTTCGATTGCAGAACCAAAAGTCGAAGAAACGCCGGAAAAGGACGAAGAAAAGACGGTTAAAAAAAAGTTTAACGTAAAATCTGCGGACGTAATCAAAAAAACGTACCTGAAACGATACGACAAATTGGAGAATAAATTTCTAAAAAAAATTCAGCCGTTATTGAACGAGCAAAAAAAAGATATATTGGAAAAATTATCTAAGAAATTTGAGGACTCGAAAAATTATTCTGACGATTTAAATATCAATAAATCTGCGGCCACAAAAAAATTCTTTGAACAGTTTGAGAAATTATTTTTAGCGTTGGCGATCGAAGAAGGAAAAGCGGCTTTTGTTGAGTTGGGTTGGACGGCTGATTTTGATTTTAGCGTTCCGGCGTTTAGCGAATTAGTAAAAACTCGTACGCAAAAATTTGCTCAGGTCGTAAATGAATCAACTTTTGACCAACTAAAAACGGTCATGTCAGAAGGATTTAAGAACGGAGAAGGTGAGACCGAAATTTCACGACGTGTGAAGTTGGTTTTTGAAGGGTCCGACAAAGACAAGGCTCGACGAGCGAAAACTATTGCACGAACAGAAACGGGGGCCGCTTTGTCTGAGGGGCGACACGAGGCATACAAACAAGCCGGAGTGAAGAAAGTTAAATGGTTGTCGGCAGACGACGCTAGAACTCGACCAACACACCATGCGGCAGGACAACAAGATGCCGTAGATTTTGGAGTAGGGAAGTTTCAAGTTGGTTCTGACGAAATGAAATGGCCAAAAGATGTCACGGCTTCCGCAGGCAACGTCATAAATTGCCGGTGTCGAACGATACCAGAAATTGAATAAGTTATTTTTTAAACAAAATTTTATATGAAAAAAATATTAAACGCTATCGATTTTGCCAAAGGTTTTAAAACCAAGGCCGGAGTATTTCTTTTGTCGGTTTCTCAAGTTTTAAAACTTTGGGACATTGAATTGCCGCACGAAGAGATCACAAACGCACTGTTTTTAGTGCTAGATACGCTCGGGCTATTCCTGACATCTTTTGGGGGATTAATGGCTTTGTTGCGTGAATTTTTCTCTAAAAAAGCAAAATAACATGCAAAAACTATCCTGGGGCGATCTAACAAAACAAGAACAAGATTCTATTCCGAACCAAGCCGGTTCGGGGTGGAGTTCGTTTGCTCCAGAATTTATTTTTACGGCCTTTAATCGTCATGATTTTGAATATGCACGAGGTGGGGGAATTAAGGATAAATTTTTTGCAGATTTTCACATGTTGGGTGACATGCTTTTTGACGCATGTATGCAAGAAAAACTTTATGCCCAATTTTATTATACGTTAATCGCCTTTGGTTATTTCTTGATCGTTTGGGTTTTTGGGTGCCTATATTTCCGTTTCGGAAATTACAGAAGTAAAACAGAAATTTTAAACGAATTAATCAAATGATGAATCAAGTAATGAAATCGGTAGAAAAAAGGACTTTTTCGATGTCTCTCGCAACAGCTGTTTCGGTTGCGATATTCATAGTCATTGGTGCGTATAACTTCGCAGAACTAAAGGCAAAGTTTGAAAACGACATAAGGATCATTGATTACAAATTAGAGCAAAAAGCGGACAATTCTGATTACTTGGTATTAAAAACAAAACTAGACGGAATCGACGCATTATTATTAGAAATTAAATCAAAATTAAAATGAATAATCCAAAAAAAGCAGACCGAAATCTCTCTAGTTTAAATAGGGGATTTATTGACTACGCGTTAAGACTAGGGCGTGCGGTGGAAACATCGCCGTACTTTAGAAAGCTTGGAATACGTGCGAAAGTAATCGAAACCCACAGAAGCTATAACCGCTCTTGTTATTTGTGGGGCCACGGTAGAACTACTTATGATTTTACCCGTTTGGGGTTGTACCAGTACGCACACTTTGCCAAGCCGAATGAGTCAAAGCGTTCTTGGTTGGATCATCCGAAGTATTCGACACATTGTCAAGGTGTTGCGTTTGATATGGCTCTAGGGTTTAAATATGGCTCAAAGGTCACGAAATTTATTTGGTCAAAAACTCATAATGACGAAAAAATATACGAACATTTGTCTATTTTAGCAGATGCACTCGGCCTGAAAAGTTTTCACAAGACCTACGGAATGGATTCGTTTCATTTTGAGGTTCCGTTAGTTCCTCAGGGCGAATACGAGCTTTGTTTTGGGTTTGTTGTGATTAATGCGTTGCAAAAATTGAGTTCGAAGTGGCGAAACATGGATAAAAATGTTTTGAAAAATATGGCCATAAAACTTGGTGAAGAGGTGCGACGAAGACCGGTAAAGGCAAGCACGGAATCTGCTTTGAAAATTGCCCAAGAATGGGGTTGGGTTAAAAGATTTGAAAAATTGTCGCCGAAAGACTTTCAGAGTGAAAATTTTTGGAGAAATGCTCGAGAAAATCGGTGTTTGATGCCGTCGCAGCGAATCCGATTAAGTCAGGTTGATTATAAAGATAATAACGGGGTGGATCGTCACACTTACTTGTTTCACGCATGGGATAAACGAAAAAATAATTGTGCATTGTTCCGAAATTCTCACTACGATCATCCAATTTTTCCGTTTGATGATTTTGATCAATTTATTGAATGTTTCGAAATTCATGAATAATTTTAAAAACAATAGAAAATGATTTTATGTAAAAATTGCAAAATCGCAGAAGAGTTTAAAGACTCCTTGTATAGTCCGTTACCAGTATTTAAGGGGAACATGGTTCCTCCAACTTCAAGGTTTTGGGGGAAAATATTGGGGACTTGGGAAGATTGCGATAAATGTGGAGGTCATAATTAATATTTGAAAATGAAATTAGCAAAACCAAAACCAAAAAAGAAAGTTGTAAAAATTTCTACGCTCAAAAAAAAGTTGTGGGCCGCTTTTAGTCGATACGTTCGTTTGCGTGATGCCATTAGAACGACCGGAACTTGTGGAATGGTAAAATGTATCACTTGTGGGATTTTAAAGCCAACAACGGAAACTGATGCAGGTCATTTCTATTCTCGGTCGTACGCTTCAATATTTATTCACGAAAAAAATGTTCACTCGCAGTGCAAATGTTGCAATATGCCGCCAAGGTCGGGAGAGCAGTTTTTATATTCGATGCAGATTTTGAAAATGTATGGCCAAAAAGTTTTAGATGAATTAACCGATTTACGATTTGTGATTACGAAGCGTTCGAAAAATTGGTACATCGAACAAACAGAAATTTATAAACAAAAATTGTTAGAGTTGGAAAAAGAACACGGCAGTCCGTGGAAGTAAATAAAAATATTTGCAAAAAAATATGCAATATGCCAGAATTAGTCTGGATAAAAAAAGTGGTTTGTAACCATTTTTTTTATGGAAAAATTTCAATTAAAAGGACTTGCAAAGTCCATTGATGTCGAAAAACGAACTGTTGAGTTCGTGATCACAAAAGAAGTCATTGATCGTGATGGAGATATTATTGCCGTTGCTGGTGGTAATTTTGAGAATTACAAAAAAAATCCAGTAGTTCAAGTTGATCATTATTGGTCGGCACAATACACAATTGGAAAAGCAAAGTCTTTGGAAGTTGTAGGTGACGAAATCCATTCTACGGCCTATTTTGCGAAAAACGATGATTTGGCAGATAAAATTTTTAACTTAATTGTCGAAGGTTGTTTAAATGCAGTTTCTATCGGATTTTCAAGTAAAAAGTGGGAATTTCAAAAAATAGGAGAAAAACACGTTTCAATCTGTACGGATTGGGAGCTTTTAGAGTATTCGGTGGTTGCAATTCCTGCGAATCCAGAAGCTTTGGCAAAATCAGTTACTAAAGGAATTATTTCTCAGGATGAAGCAAAAAAAATGTGGATTTCTAAAAATTCTGATGACTCGAATAAAACCGAGGAAGACGAGAATTTGGAGAAATTAAACGAATTAAAAGAGGTAAAAGGCCTATTAAAACACTATCGAAAAGCCTTTGTTTCTATACAGAAGGCCGTTGGAGTGGAAGGATGTTCAAACGAACAAAAAACCATCGACAACACACTCTCTGCCATTGGTGGAGTGCTTAATATATCGGATTTTAAAGAAGTGAAAACGAGTGATCCTGCGAAACAGGACGCAACTAAAACGGTGTCGAAAGCATCGGTTCAGTCGGTGTTACTTCGAAACGGAATCAATACTTATTCATAATTTTTTATTACTTACAAAATGAATTTAAAAGACATGGCACGATTAAAAGAATTGCGAAAATTGAAGGCAAGCGGAGATTTGGTTGCAACAGAAAAAGAGCAATTAGCACGATTAGAGACTTTAGAAAAAGAGTTTAATGCAAAAGAGTCTGGAATGACTAACGGAGACATTCAGTCAATCGTTAAACAAGTACAAGAAAGTGCTTCTGGCGATGCCACAAAGGCGATTGCTGAAATCAAAGAAGAAATGAAATCATTGTCTTTGAAGGGGGCGTATGCTCATGCGAACTCAGAAATGGGAATCGAAGAATCTCGTAACAATGTTGGGAAATTTTTCCACGGATTGGCAACTGGTGACGAAGCAATGGTGAAAGAAATGTCAACGGGAGTTGATGCAGATGGAGGGTTTACGGTTCCGACTATATTTGAGAAAGATATCTACAAAATTATTGGCGAAAACGGATTCGCACGAAAACATTGTGATGTCCGGCCGACTAGTTCGAATAAGATTGAAATTACTGCGGCGTCGTCTGGGGTGACGGTTTATAAAACTGCGGAAGGTGCGAAAATTTCAACTTCAAATCCTAAGTTTCAAAAAATTACGGTTTCTTTGGAAAAAATTGCAGGAATTACAGTTGAAACGGATGAATTGAAATCAGATTCATTTATCGATGTCTACGATTATATCGTAGCGGAATACGCACAAGCGTTTGCTGAGCGAGATGATTCCGATGTATTTAATTCTGACACTACCAACGAAAAAGGAATCGTGGTTGTAGCTGGTACAAATCCAGTTGTTTTAACGGGAACTGCGGAAGACACCTTGACTGCAAAAGGGCTAAAGGCCGTGATTCGAATGACTCCGACTAAGTTTCGAAAAAAATATAAAGGACAGCGGCCGAAATGGTATGCAACCGATACGTTTTTGACGGCAGTTGACGGGCTTGAAGACTCTGCGGGTCGGTCATTATTCCGAACTTTGCACGAAGGAGAGAAAAAAACATTGCTTGGTTATGAAGTAGTTGAAGTTGATGAAATGGAAGGAACTGCAATTGCGGCATTTGGAAACTTGAAATACGTTCGATTGTACGATCGAAAAAAAGTAACAGTTAAAATTTTGACTGAGGGAACGATTGGAACGATTAATCTTGGAGAGCAAGATATGGAAGCCGTTCGAGCCGTTCAACGTCGAATTTACAAGGTAATGTCACCTGAGGCATTCGTTGTAATAAGAGAAGCTGCTTAGTCAGTAGATTGATTTTCTCGCCATTTATTTGGCGAGGAATTAGTTTATTTTTTAAATCTAGCGAACTATGAAAACAACTTTAGTACAATTAACGGCCAATATCTTTTACAAAGAATCAAAACATTTAAAAGGGGATCTCGTGGAATTTAACGAGGCTGAATTAAATTTATTTAAAGGACAAATTCAAGAAGCCCCAGAAGGTGCCAAGCTTACGAAAAAAGAGGAAGCCGATCCGAAAAAAGCCGCTCCGAAAAATCGAGCAGAATTTGAAGAGGCAATTGCGAATAAATTTGCAGAAAACGAAACAGAACCAGACGAAGAAACAAAAGTCGCATTGAGCAAAATGAAAAACGCTGAATTGAAAGAATTTTTGGCAGACGAATCTAATTTTCAAGCAGAATAATGACAGAAGCAATACTCGTTATCGTTAAAACGCTTTTGGGTATTTCTGGAACTGAGTCGGACGCAATCCTGACTCAGTTTATTCAAAACACTCAAACAACGCTTGCGTGGGATATTGGGAAAAGTTCACTTGAGAGTTTGTCGGATTCTCAGGAAGAAGCGGCCAAACAGGCAATTTCTGAGCGAGTAGTCGCACAATACAAACAGGAAAAACAAATTGATCCAGAAGTTTCTTCAAAATCGATTGGAGATGCAAAAGTTTCGTTTCGAGAAAACAAACAGTTTCGAGGGCAATCGTTTTATGATTCGTTCGTAAAAAAAATGACCAAAAAGAAAAAATTTATTCAAATTTCATAATGTTAAAATATTTTAGTGATTCGATGGGGGTTGTAGAAGTTCACCGATTAGAATTGGTTGGAAAAAAGAAGCAACCGGTTTTGTTGAAAAATGAAATGGCATTAATTCGGCACGCCGGAAGTGATGATTTTGCGTTGATCGATGGGGAATTCGCAGAGGCTTTTGTTGGATACGTTGATTTGTCGGTTGATATAAAAAAAACTGACACGCTTGTCTGGCAAAACGAAAAGTATGTGGTCAAAAATATTCTAAACAAAGTGGAATATAAAAAATTAATTTTAAACCGAGAATGCAAGTAGGAATCGAAATGCCAAACGTCGAAAAAATTTTGAAAGCTTGGCGAAAAGCTCCAGAATCTGTTCGAAAGCATTTAGGAAAAGCAGTTCAAGATTCGACCTTAATGGCTGAGGCGGCGGCCGCACAAGAGGCTCCGATTGATACCGGAGAATTGCGTGGGTCTATGCACTCAAAGGTTACTGATTTACAGGGAATCGTTCGTCCAGATGCCGGTAGAAAGAAAAATCTACACTATGCCAAATATGTTCACGGTGGGTACAAATTAAGAAATGGAAAAAAGAAAAAAGCGAATCCGTTTTTTATTCGAGCAAAAGAAAAAATTCAAGACAAGGTGATTAAAAAATTTGAGGACGCATTAGAAAAAATAAAAAATGAGTTATAAAAAATTTCGGGAACGGTTGGCGGATAAATTAGCAGAAATTGCAGGACCAGAAAGTGACAAATCTTTTAATGCAGTAAAAATTGCCTCAGAATTTGATGATATGGAATTTCCTTCGCTTCTTATGAATGCAGGAGCAACAAGTGCGACACCAGATGGAAAAGGTCGGGCCATTAGAAATTTTACGTTTGATATTTTTATTTACGAAGAAATTAGTTCTGACTTGGAAACAAAAAAAGAAAAAGAGGAAAAAATTCAAGATCTGGCTGATGAATTATTGGAGTTTTTAGACACGATTGAGACTTTTGCGGACATAGATCCAGATTGCTATTTTAAAGAGATTAAAAATGGTGGTTTTGGGTTTGATCAAAGTTTGACGAATGTTCGTTTTTATAAAGTTTCAATTACTTTATCGAAAAGATTAAAAATTTGATTTTTAATTTGCAATATGCCAGAATAGATTTGGATAGAAAAGTGGTTTATAACCACTTTTTTTTATGCAAGGTAAAAAAGCAAAAACTTCGGCATTTGGAAAAAGGTTCGTGGACGTAAGTTCGGGAACCGTTGTGCATGCCAAAAATCAAAAAGATGCACAAAAACAAATAATTCTTAAACAAAAAAAAGATGCAAAATAATATCGCAGAAACAAAAGGTCAGTACGGTTATATGATCGGAAAGCAATCGGCACAAGGTATTGCTTCAACGGACATGAAAATGTTTGTACATGAAGGCGGAACCGCTTTAAATGAAATGGTTGGTAAAATCACTAAAAGCGGAGGTTTTGGGTCTCGAAATGGATCTTTGGGTGCGGAAACGACAAATCGCTATGCCGACCCTGAAATTGAATTGAATTTAGGAGCAGAAACTTCTGGATTATTTTTGTTGGGTGCTTTGGGAAATGTGGCACCGCCAGTAGTTGTCGAAACAGGTGTTTATAAGCACGTTTTAGGAGTGAATGAATCAAATGTTCCGGCATACTTTACGATCTTGGAAAAAAGCAAGGCAGGGACGAAACAAGTTATTGATGCCGCGTTAAAATCAATGAGTTTGTCGATGTCTGGTGAAGAATTTTTGAACGTAAAAGCAAATTTTCTCGGAAAATATCCAGTAAATGTGGCGGACAATCCATTGTTGGAGGAAGAATCGAGCTTTACAACCGGAATGGTGAAAGTTTTTGTAGCAGATGATGTTGCCGGATTGAGTTTGGCGAGTGCGATGCAATTAGACGGGTTCACATTGAATGTAGAAAATAATTCAACTCGAAAATTTACCGGAGGAGAGCAGTCGTTTGTGCGACACCAACGAATCGGATTTAACGGAACTTTTGACCGAGTTTTGGACGACACTTTTGTCGATGAATGGTTTAAAGACAATGCAAAAAAAGCAATGCGAATCGAAATTGAGCATCCAGTTGTAATTGAGGGAACGACGGTGAAACCAAAAATTTCTATCACATTCCCAAATATTCAATTATCGGAACGAAAACCGGGTGGAGGAAACGCGGATCTTGTAACTGAAAATTTCACGTTCCAAGAAGCAAATTACGATACAACAACTGGAAAATCAATTGAAGTAGAAATTGTTAATGGAATCGCAACTTACTAATGGCATATCCAGTTTTGACCGTTACCGATAATGCCGTGGCACAACTCAACGGAGCCGTTAGTTCGGTTGGGTTGCCAAATATTCAGTTAAAATCTGGTCAAGGAGAAATGTTTCCTCAAATTATTCGAGGCGAAATTTCTTCTGTTTCGGGGTTGCAGTTTGATGTGCCGGATGCCTCAAATTTAGAGGTTGGGCAATACGTTTACAATGAAAACGACGAATCGAACGCAGTTATTCGAGAAATTAATGGAAACACGCTTAAAACAACAAATTTAACAGGAGGAACGAGCAATGCTTGGGCTGATGGAGATATTTTTGTAGTTGGTGCGTTTATTGCAACTTTAGAGCGAAAAAATTCTGCCGGAGAGGTTGAAAAATTTGAAAAAATTTTAGTAACTGAGCGAAATGGAGACATTGTTCGTGCTTCAAAACGTGCAATCGACAGTGGTGCGATTGATTGGCTTGTTGATGATTTTTTATCCATTTTAATAACAAGTGAAGCATACGAAAATATTTTAAAAGTTTCTGCTGAGGCGATTAAAAATTCTTATGATTTAAAAAATGAAAATATTTCAATTAAAGGTGAAAAAACTTTTGAAAACTCGCCTAAGTCGAACGGGGTGATTTCGGACGTTAAACACGTGCTCACGAAAGAGTTCGGAGATAACGCATACGAACCAAAAAAACCAGAAGGGCAAGCGATTCAAGTAAAAACTGATAAAATTGAAATTATAGATAGTTCTAAATTAGTGGAAAATCCAACCACGGCACCAATTGCGGCTATCGACGTAGCCGGAAATATTCCAACCGGAGATGTAAAATACAAAATAGCATTCCGAAACTCTCACGAGACGGGGCGAACATCATTTTCGCCAGACTCAAATACATTAAATTTGGCCGTTGCGGGTCAAAACACGCTATCAATCACAAATATTCCTGAAAACGCTACCAAGTGCGAAATTTGGCGGCAAAACGGAGCTGACCTATTCGGAATAGTTGAAGTGGTTGAATTGACCAACACAAACGATTTTGTTTATACGGATAATTCTGCAACGCTTGATTTTTCTTTGTTAGAATTTGGAGAATTATTAGTCGACACTTCAGTTATGACTCCAAATATAACTGGCATGAGTTTTTCTAATAGCTCTAGTGGAACAAGTGGATATGTGGAAAACCAACCCTTGAGGCTTTTTTGTGCCTACAAGGAGACTGATGGTTACCACTTGGACTCGCTTTTGTGTGAATTGGTGCCAACATCTAATCGAGGATATTTTACAAAAAACATTGCATACAGTACTATTCAAGGATTTTTCCCTGTCAGTAAAACGGTTGGATCTAAAGTATTTACAGAGCGGGTGATATTGATTTTAGATTCAAATGGTGTATGGCGAGAATTGAATTACAAAGATTACGATAGCGGGACATTATACATCATGTATAAATCCAGTACGAGCATTCATCAAATAGGACGAGGGCAGTCTGATTTGTCAGGGTTTCCACAGATAACGAATAATCAAGTCGATGGAGAGAATTGGAAAAATACAGATTACTCAAACCCCTTAGATATTACTGAAAAATCTTTTGAATCAATCGGAGAAGTTACTGCAGATTTAACGAATAATCAAAAATTCACACTGCCTAATGCAGAAGGAGAACTATCAACAACTGAAAAGGTGGTTGAAAAAATAAGCAATATTCGTGTTTACACGGGAACTGTTGGTGGACTGTATAGTCATACAGAATCCGATGATGTTCCATATAATGGAAGCACTGATTTTGTTTCAAACTGGACCGTAACGGGGTCGAATAAAGATTTATGCACGATTAGCATGAAGTTCGGACATTCTAATACTTCTGCGAGTCAAAATGTGTCGATAAATAATTTTAATTTATATGACGATGATACGAACGAGGTCTTGATTGAAAATTTCAATTTAGAGAATTTTCAAACAGGTCAGAACGGTGTGAATATAGCGACTATTGAAACAATAAAGCTAAGTGGAACCACGAACCTAAGAGCAGAATATAATGTCAGTCGAAACGGTGGTTCGTATCCAATTACAGAAACATACGTGCGAGGGCAATTTCAAGTGTCTGATATATATCCAATAACAATTTAATAAGATGGGGAAATATGAATTATTTGGCAATGCAATTGAAGCAGTTGAAAAACCGAAATACGCAAAAGAGGTCTCTGGTGAAGAATTTTACAAATTACAAGTGAAGGAGTGGGAGCGATTGGCCATGAATTGGTTATTGGAAAATATTTTTTCGCTCAAAAAAGAAGTTCAGGCACAATTTCAACTCCTATATATTGTTTGGAAAGAGTCCACTCAATTGCCCGAAATTGAAAACATCGGTCGTGATTTACCAGACTTGTACGATTGTTTGGCTGAAAAAACTGAATCGGGGGATCTGCCAGTTCACCCAAAATTTCTTATTGAGGAGGTCGTGACCATTGAAACTGAGCAATGAAATATACTTTAAAATTTTACGATTATAAAACGAGGCAACTTTTAAAAACGGTTGCCTCTGGTGATTTTTTAAACAAATTTTCGTTTCCAAAAAATATTAACAAAATAAATTCTCAATTAGTTTTAGAATTAAATTCTGATTTTTATTTGAGTGAAGTTGATTACATGGCTCCTAATTGCATTTTGCGAGTTTATGATGAAAGAGGTGATGAAATTTTTGTAGGCGTGCGAGAACGACGAAAAAGAGCGAAAAAAAGCGGAATTTCAACCGTTTCAGTAACCTTTGTAGCGATAGAAACATTTTTGACTCAAAATGCTAAGGAGTTTGTTTTTTCTGGAGTTGATTATTCGGTGGCGATCCAACAAGTTGTTGATTATGTAAACGGATTTTTTCCAAATTTTTTGGAGAATAAATCAAGTGTAACAGGAAAAACAATCACAAAAAACATCCCCGGAACACCAATGGATGTATTGATCGATTTACAGGCTCAAATTGATGACAATTATTTTTTGCGTTTAGATTGTGGGAAAATTTTTTTTGAAAAAAAATCTGGAACACCGGACCATAAAATAAAGTTAAAAAGTGATGTGATCAGTATTGAAGATGATGCAGACGATGGCGAAATTTTTAATAAAATAATTTTTTCGTATGACGGAGGAGTTCCGGTCGTTGTTTTTGATCAACAATCGATTGATGATTTCGGAGAAAGACAACTTGAGGAATCCGATAATGATATAAAAGATTCTGCGGCCGCTATGGATAAAGCCAATAATATTTTGGCCGAAAAAAAATCTGCCGAAATTTCCACGAAATTTATTACAAAAAAATCTGGCCTAAAAGTTGGCGAAACAATTTCTTTTTTAGATGAAAAAATCGGAGGTATTAAATTTGGAGAAAATTTGCAGATCGTTTCAATTGTTAAAAATCAAGATGAAACCTATTCGGTAACACTTGGAAAAAAAAGAGAATTGGGCGACGTGATAAAAGGTCTTGCAAAATAATTTGCAATATGCCAGAATGAAGTCGTTTTATTAATCAATACAAAAATGAAGTTTAAAAAAGACGTTTCAATTAAATTAGTTGATCGAGTTGGAATTTTGGAATTTTCCAAAGTGCTTGATTCTCGGGGTGACAAATCCCTTGGATATATAAAGGCTATTTTGGATGTCGCAATTGTTGAAATGAAAATAAAAGACGTTGTAATTCCGAAAGATGAAATCTTTGAAAAATTAGATACGCTTTTCGATGGTGGAGATTTTTATGCTTTACATGAAAAATTAGATGAACACGTTTCAGGATTAATAAAAAAATCTAAGGCTGAAAAAAAGCCGTCGGAGCGTTCTACCAAAAAGAAGTAAAAGGACGCAAAGACTTATATATTCCGGAATATGATGATTTTATTATGATGACTCGATATTATCATTGTAGTCCAAGCGAATACTACAAACAAGACATTCGGACGATTAGAATGCACAAAGAATTTATCAGAATAAAAAATCAGGGTTTGGAACGCGTTTCGCACAATGATGAGTTGAAAAATAAATTGAAAAATAGTTCGTAATATGCCAGAATGAATCTGGATAGAAAAAAGGTGGTTTATAACCACTTTTTTTTATGTCAAAAACATTGCTAGAACTCGTTGTTGGAGCGAAAGACCAAACCGGAAGAGCGTTTGATGCGGTAAGAAAGCGAATTGAAAGCACAAAAAAAGCTTCAAAAAAATATTCAGCAGATTTGCAAAAAGATTGGAAAAAAAACAAAGGTGCGATCATGGCTGGAGCCGCCGCAGTTGGATATTTCGCATACAAAGCTTTGGAGGCTGGATCAAAATTCGAAGAAACTCAAAGCAAATTCAATGTAGTTTTTCGGGGAATGGAAGAGGATGCCACAAATTGGGCTGATTCGTTCGCTGAGAATATGGGGAAGTCGAGGCAACAAGTTTATGAAATGGCCGCAGGAACGGCAGATATTATTAAACCAATGGGGTTCGCTACGAAAGAAGCGTTCGGACTTTCTCGTGCAATGGCTGGTTTGGCGTTAGATGTAGCTAGTTTTAATGATCGACAAGATGCCGATGTAATAAAAGCGTTTCAGTCAGCGTTAACCGGAGAACGAGAATCACTAAAAAGTTTAGGAATAAGTATTTCTGAGGCAGATATAAAACAGGAGGCACTTCGACTTGGTTTGCATAAAGGAACCGGGGAGATGACCAAGCAGTCAAAGGCATTGACTACTATGAATTTGTTGTATGAAAATTCGTCGGATGCTCAGGGTGATCTGGGAAGAACCGCAGAAAGTTACGCAAATCAGATGAAATTTTTGAAGTCAACCGTTGATGATTTCATGGTTTCGTTTGGTCAAAAACTAATGCCTGCGGTGTTGAAATTTGTACAACAAGTCGGACCGACTATGGAGGCAGTGATGGGGGACGTTTCTAGCTCTACCGATAAGGCTTCAAAATCGACCGGTTGGTTTGGAAAGACCTTTGCGGTCGTTACAGAAGGAGTCATGAGTGGTGTAAAAGTTTTTAAATTTGCCTTTCAGGCCATTGGGAAAATCGTTGGATTGGTAGTTGCCTCGGTCGTTGATCAATTTCAAAGTTTGGGAAGAGTTATTTCGAAAATTTTCAAAGGAGACTTCAAAGGAGCCTTTGACGAAGGAAAGGGGTTTGTTTCAAGACTCGGTTCGGGGATTTCTGATGTTGCAGGTGAGATTTCGACCGATTTTTCAGAAATGGCAACGGGAATAGACAAAAGCGTTATGCGAATTAATGAGGTTTTCGATGAAGCCGCACAAGCTAAAAAGGCGGCGGCCGCGAGTGCCAAGCGGAAAAAATATGCGGAAAATGAATTAAAGGCAAACAAGGCGAATCTTGCCGGAATGATTGAATCTTATAAAGGGGGCGGAAAAGCGTCTGCGGCGGCCGCAAAAAAAACACAAAAAGCGTTTGAAAAAATGCGAACGACGGCAGAGAAAAATATCACAAAAATAAAAGAAAATATTTCTAGTTTGAAAGAAAAACTTTTGGATTTGTCAGAAAGTTACAAAAAATCTATTGGAAATCTGGATTCTTCTTTGGGCGAAAAATTTGTTGAACAAGAGCAAAAAATAAAAGATTTGCGAAAAAATATAAAAACAGAGACTGATTCAACTGAAAAATCTGCTCTCGAAAAACAATTAAAACGAGAAGAAAAAGCACTTGAAGCGTTTAAAGAAAAATTTGTGACAGAGAATGAAGAAATAAAAAAGAAACAGGCTGAAATTTCTAATTTAGAAGCTGGTTTGGGGCGAATGTCTGTATTTAAGGAGTACGAAGCGGATCGAGCGGCGGCACAAGCGGTGATTGACGAGAAAAAGGCGGCTTTGGATGAATACCGACAAACGGTAAACAGTTTGGATGATGAAATTGCGGAAACGAAACGTCGAAATGCGTTAACCGACCTTGAGCGATTTGTCGAAGATTCGGCATTAAAAAGAACTGAATTGCAGAAAGATTTTGAAGAAAAGGCCCTAAAATTAAACGAAGAGCTTACGCAAAAAGAAGAAATTTTGGAGAAAGAAAAAAAGATTTTGGAGGACAAAACAATTGCCGTGAATGGGTTTAAGGATTCGCACAATAAGGCAATGGATTCGGTACAAAAAAAGGCCACGCAAACCGCGAAAAATTCTGAACAAATGGCGAGTCGAATTGTTGCGGCCATGTCGACTATTAAATCTGTAACGGCTCCGGAGGATGGGCCGGACAATCGAAGTTTGCAGGATGTGGCACGACAACACGGAATCACAAACGGATTTGGAAGCAATATTTTTTCATCTGGCGGAAGTCTTGAGCGTCCAACTTCTAATAATTCGAGCAAGACAACAAACAACTCTAGACAAGAAATAAACGTAAACCTTGGGGGCGTTACTGTTCAAAATCAATCAGATATAGACAAAATAGTTTCACAAATAACGGAGCAATTATCATACAAATTAAAATACGGGTAAAAATGAATTTATTTAATACAACGGTTTTCGGTTCTCGTATTGTTTCGGGAAATTCAGTACCTATTTTGACAAAAAAAAATCCGGTAAAAATTGGAAATATTTTGCTTGATTCTGATGGAAAAAAATTCACGTTATTAAATCATAATTTTTGGAATACGGCCAAACGAGAAATTTCTTCGGCGAAAATTTCTAACGGAGAAAAGTTTTTGGATTCGAGAGATGGAACAAAAATTTTGAAATTACGGTTAGGTATAACTGGCGATCTAACAAAAATAATTGATGAATTGAAGCAAAGTTTTTTTTCTGAAAATTTAGAACTTTGGGAAGGCACAACGGGGGAATTAAAAAAATATAGAGTTGTTTGGAATAATCCGCACTCATCATTTCCAGAGCGAAACGGTAGCGATATAGATTACATTGAAGCGAGTTTTGAGTTTGAAGTGCTGGATTCATACTCATGGGGCCACAAAACAACGTCAGAGGCTTATTTTTCTGTTACAGATTTGGAAGTTTATAATGAAGTCGAAAACACCGGAACCGCCCCAGCTGAATCTTCTTTGTGGTTATCTATTCAGGAGGCTCAAAATTGTTCTGAAATTATTTGGGAAAATTTAGATAAAAATGAATTGATAAAAATTTCTGGAAATTTTAAAGCCGGAGATATTGTAGAATTTGATTCGGGAAAAAATTTAATCACGGTTAACGGATCGGACGTTGAAGATTATTTGGGGGTCATGCCAGACAAATTAGAATCTGGAAAAAATAAAATGAAAGTAGTTTTCGTTGCTGACTCAATAAAAACTGACATGGTTTTTAAATTTATTCGTCGGGGTCGGTAGATTTCCCCCAAACATCTATTTTTATTTGAGATAAAAAATATTTTGTAACGATTTTTTGTGCGATTTTAACAATGTCCATTTTATTTTTTTAGTTGAAAGTTTCTAAGTCTTTTTTGGATAAGTTCTACTTGAATTTGAACTCGGTGTCGTTTATAAGATTCTATCAGTTGTTCGAATATAGGGCCACTATCCCAGCCAAAAAACCTATTATGTGTCTCATGGATGTATAATAGGTTTTTTATTTTAAACTTGGAAAGAGTGTAAATCTGTCAGCATAGGATGAAAACTTTGATAAAGTGCAGAAAAAAATATATCATAAAATCGCTTTCATCGAGAGTGTAGCGAGAGATGTAACTCTACGACCTACCGGCAACCGACGACCTCATAAATCGCACGGTGCTCCATTTACAACTGATGACCAAAACATACAGACCTTAATCGATCGAAAGTATATTTATTTCTTATTTATACTTTTTTTATGAAAAAATCATTTACTGCCGAGTACGTATCACCCAAACATCCAGACAAAATGTGTGATAGAATTTCAGACGCTATCTTACAAAAATTTGTTGAGCAAGATGCCAATAGTCGAGTCGCCGTCGAAACCATGGGCGGACACGGAAAAATTTTTATAATGGGTGAGGTTACTAGTTCTGGAGAAATTTCTGCGGCCGAATACGAACAAATCGTGACAGATATTACGGGAGAAAGTTTGTATAAAATTTTTGTTCATATCAAAAAGCAATCTCCACAGATTGCACAAGGAGTGGACGCTGGTGGCGCTGGAGATCAAGGAATTGTAATTGGGTATGCGTGTAATCACAACGAAGAATTTTTGCCACAAGAATTTTATTTAGCGAAATCTTTAAATAATTTTTTATATGAGCGATATCCTTACGACGGAAAAACCCAAATCACCGTAGACGAAAATTTGCAAGTTACACACGTGGTAGCGAGTTTTCAAAATGCAAAAACCGTTGATTTGCACAAATTAATTTTTAAATGGGAGGTTCTGCGAAATGTAAAAAAATCTTCGTCGGTAAAATATTTTATTAACCCAGCAGGGGAGTGGTGTATTGGAGGATTTGAAGCAGATACTGGTTTGACTGGTCGAAAAATAATTGTTGATTCCTACGGGCCACGAGTGCCGGTTGGTGGTGGAGCGTTCGCAGGCAAAGACTGGACGAAAGTTGATCGTAGCGGGGCTAAATATGCGCAATTTATTGCTCAAGAATTATTGAAAAAAAATAAAGCTACGGAAGTTCGTGTCGAATTAGCATATGCGATTGGTGTTGCATCAGCGATTCAATCGATTGCATATGTTGATAATGTTCCTATAGAAGTTAATGATTTTAATACTTCAATGGCTGGAATTAAAGCGTTTATAGAATCTCGATCCAAAAAAAATAAAATTTGA